TATTGTGGTGTGCCAAGAGCTTAAAACTGCGACCTGCACCACCTCTTTTTTACAAAGAGATGTCAAAAGATTAGAGTCTGGGGACAGAGATGTCTAATCACCGATGCTCACATTTGAGTCAAGTGTATTGCTTGGTTTAAATGTGGGCATAGCCCATAACTATATATAAAGGATAGGAAATGGACAGATTGAATGAGCTTGCTGAGAAAGCAGATGTATGTGACTTGATCGTGAGAGTTGATATACATGGAAAAAGTATATCTGTAGAGCTTGAGAGTTTTGAGGAAGCGGTCATCGTCTTTAAAAATAGTGGCAAGATTGAAATAGCTGACTTTTTAATAGCCCAAGCTATAGATTTTACGCACAAGTATAACTAGGGAGTGTGGCATGAGTGATAGAGAGTTTCTTGTTTTTTTAGGGACACTGATTAACTTCTTTGCGATTGGTTTTCATGTGGGGATGTTTTTTGGATTTAGAAAAAAACCAAGAAAGGCTAAGAAGCCTCCTAAGGCTTAAAGTCACACTTGGTGTTATCTAAAAGACAGATGTTGCCTTTTTTGTGACGACAGTTGAAAGATTTACTAAAGAATCTTTTAAAAACCCTAACAGTTACTGAGGTGGCTCTGCTCCCCTCTTTTTTGTGGCATTTTGTTTTTTCAAACGGGTTTGCACTTACATGCCCTACACGATAACCAAGTCCAAACCCTCCACCAAAAGCGGTCGCAATAGCAGAGAAAATAGCAATATATATTGATAAATCCATAGAAAAATCCTTTTTAGAAAATTATATCTAAAGAGGTTTTTTGTGTGGATAAAACACAGAAACAATGAAAGGATAAAAAGCGATGAACAAAACAAGTGAAATGAAGCAATATTTTATAGACAACTGTATGAGCTTCTCTGCATTCGCAAAAAGATATAAGCTAGATAAGTCAACGCTAATGCAAGTGCTTGACGGTAGGCTTAAATGTGAAGTTGACAGGAACGGAGAGGATGGTAAAACGGCAAAAGTTGCACGGGTGCTTTGGGATCAGGGTATCTGGGTAGGCGAAAAGCCCAAGGTACTTCAAAAGATAGACAATGAGATAGAAAACTAAAGGAGCTGTCATGTATGCAGAGACCAAAATAGCATCGGTTGTATTAGGTGTTTCAACTAACACATTTACTCAATGTGTGAAAAGAAACTCTAAAAAATACAACTACAGATATATTGATGGTGTGGGCAGAGGTGGTAAAAAGCTTTTAATTGAGGTTGATGAAGTAGAGGTTGCGGTTGCTATAGATAGAGGTGACTTGCAGGAAGATATAACGGTTTATGAAGAGCTCTCAAGCGGTGAGCTTGGCGAGGTGACTTGGAATGATTTTAACGGTACTCCAAAAGAGGTTAGCGTTGGGGACCAGGAGCCAAAGCCAAAAGCAAAACCAAAAGAGACTAAGTACTTTGAACTTGACGAGCAACAAAAAGAGCAGGCTCAAGAGAGACTGCAAATTCTCAAAGACTGGGATGAGTACAAAAAAGAGAGAGTACCTCTTAAAAAATTTATAGATCATAAAAATAGAAGCAACCCTGATTTAAAGCTCACTGAAGCAACACTCTATCGATGGCAAAGAAACTACAAAGCCAAAGGCATCACCGGCTTAGCTGATATGCGAGGCAAGGCTCGAAAAGGAAAAACAACGCTTAAGCCGTGGATGCAAGAGTTTATACTTGAGCAATTCAGAGCCTTTGGAGCCGGAGGTTTGAATATGCATCAACTGTGGGACGCACTTCATGAGGAGGCGGCTCGTAAAGGTGAGTGCGATTATATCGCATTTTTGAAAAAAGAGCAAAAACCAATATGTGACTACGGCACGGTAAAGCGGTTTATTGAAAACTACTACAAAGACAACCATCTTGAGTATGTAATGGTAACGCAGGGTGAGGATAAAGCTAAGAGTTATCTTCAACCATCTATGGGTAACCAAAAAGAAAACATACTCAGACGAAACCAATGTTGGCAAATCGACTCATCGCCTCTTGATGTGATGGTAAGAGACGGCGAGGATGGTGCAGCATTTAGACCAGATATCCTCTCAATAGTAGATGTGTTTAGCGGTAGAAGCATTATGAGCCTTGAGCGTACATCAAACTCACTTGGGCTTGTAAGGCTTATATGGAAAGCGTTTGAGAAGTTTGGAAAGCCTGAGTATATAAAAGGTGACAACGGTAAGGATTACTTATCTAAGCAGTTTCAAAACTTACTTAACGGACTTGGGATTGACTATGACAGATCAATCGCTTATGCAGGGGATGAGAAAGGTTTTGTCGAGAGACACTTTAGAACCGTGCAACATGCAGGTATGAGTTTCACACCAGGCTATATAGGCAACAACCTTGCAAAGCGTGAGATGATAGAGCAGAGAACTCCAAAGAGAGACCGAAAAGCAAAAGATGAGTTTGGTCATGTATCTAAAACAAATCAAAAGCACCTACTTACTTTTGAGCAGATGAAGATGAGACTTGATACTGAGGTTGCTAAGTGGGACATCATGCGAGTTCGTAGAAAAGCAGAGAGTCCTATGGATAGATGGAACGCTGATGATACACCTATTAGAGAGGTTTCTTATGAAGAGTTTATCTTGTATGCAGGCGGAGCTGAGATCAGAACCGTAAGCAAACGAGGTATCGAGTATGAAGCTCTTAGGTTTGTGGGTGATGGACTTCCACCGGTTGGAACTAAGGTTGTGGTTAGAGCCAACATCGACAACGCTCAAGAGATATTTGTATTTAGCTTGAGTGGAGAGTTTATCTGTAGAGCATACGACAAAGAGATAGCTCACATGAACGCTGAGCAGTACAAAGCTGTTAAGAAAGTGTTTAGAGATGAGATGCGTGAAGTTAGAAGAGTTATCAAGTCTGCTGAGTTCAGTGCATTTACAAGACTTTCAATCGAAGAGGATTTTGAGCGAATGCTTGCTGAGCACAAAGAGTCACTCAAACCTCAAAAAGTGGAAAAAGCAAACAATGATCTTGTTATGCAGGTCACTGAGAGACTTAGAGAGCAAAGAGAAGTTGACAGCGTAAAAGAGAGAGTTTTCGATATCGACAGTTTAAGCCTTGAGAGGGGCGTGCAAAGAAAAAGCAAACTGAGTTGGGATGATGCGATAGAGAAAGCGGTTAACTGGAGTTAGATTAACAGTCCCCTCTTTGGAGGGGATGATTAATCCAACTAAATAAAGGAGTAACAATGGATTTAAGAGAAGAAATTAGGAGCTTTATAGAAAGCAACGGAATCAGTCAAAATGGGTTTGCTAAGACAATCGGAGTTAATGCGGCTTATTTAACGGGATATATGAAAGAGGGCGAGAGCTATAAATATGCAGAAAAGGTTAAAGCCCCCGCTCAAAATTACATCGCAAATTATATCGAAAAAAACTCTAAAAAGAAAGATAGAGACCTTGAGTTTGTGATGACACGGGATGTGAAGAGTATCTTTGCAGTGATTGAGTGGGCTGTAATGGATGAAGATATGGCAGTTATCAGCGGTCATGCAGGTATGGGAAAAAGTAGAGCTGTAGGAGAGTTTGCAAAGAACCATCCAGAGTGTTTGCTTATAGAAGCAACGATAAGCACAACGGCAAGAGACTTGTTTAAAAGAATAGCTGAGCTGCTTGGAACTAACTATAAAGGCTCGCTTGATCTTACAGTTAGAGAGTGTGCTTCGATACTGCAAAAAAGTGAGAAGTTTATCATCATTGATGAAGCGGAGCACTTACCATATAGAGCACTGGAGCTATTGAGACGGATGTATGACTTCTCAAGAAGCCCACTTATTCTGGTAGGAACTCAAAAGCTTATCAAAAACCTCACGGGTGGTGCATCGTCTCACAATGAGTATGAGCAGCTTAGCTCAAGAGTGGGCGGTAAATGGATACTGCAAGGTCTTAGCTACCCAAAAGAGCAAGACGGAAAGATGGTTGAGATTGATGATGACTTAAAAGCCGTATGTAAGCTTTTTGGGACTGATGATGCAAGCGTTGCAAAGACAATCAAACAGTACACAAAAGGCAACTTTAGAAAAACAGAGAAGCTTTTAAAGAGATCACAAAGACTGGCAAGAAGTTACGGAACCAAGATAGATAAAGAAGTGATAGAGACAGCAGTTGAGATGCTGCTTTTAAGATAGGGAGAGAGAATGCTTATCAAGGGTTATAAAGACGGGGTTACATTTATGATTATTACGGATGACCCAAAGGTGCTGAGTGTTTTTGCAGCGATGGTTGAGAGATATGAGTATTGTCACGGAGGTTTAAATGTTTGAGATGTTAGGAGTAGCAGCTATAGGTTTTGTGGTTGGCTGGATTGCTTGTGAGATAAAGGTCGAGGTAGATAGGAGCAAAAGATGGAGGGATTGAGAGTTCATCATCAAGCCAAAGGGCTTGAGGAGCTTATGAGAAGACAAGGAGGTATTGAGGTCATGTTTGATGGAAATGTCAATGAGAAGCTTAGAACTGCGTTAGAGATACTTGATGAGATAGATGAGGACGAGGATGTTTCAACTGCCCTGGTGCTTACAAGTTTAAAAACTGCAAAAAAGGCTCTTAATCAAGCCATAAAAAGAACATAAACATTGCTAAAGCTCACTTAGGTGGGCTTTATGGAGTGTTTGCACTCACACATTAAAAATATAAAGGAGTCTTATGGGATTGAGAATAGTTAAGAAAAATCCAGACAGTTTGCCGGTGGCTTTGCTTTACGGCTATGTATGTAAAAAGTCGCTTTGCGACAGACTAAAACTAAGGAGTGATGAATGCGAAGCGTAGTTGCAGCATTAGCCGCTTCGCTTTTTGGAAGCAGTGCTCTTGTGGATAACAAGCAATACAGAGCACCAAGTCAAAATGCGGGCATCGGTAGTAAAGGGAAAGTAAAACAAGTTAAAGGCAAGCGTTCAAAGAGCTTGAAGCAAAGAGCTAATCGCAGAAAAGCCAAAAGGAGAGCTGCATGATGTTTGATTTTGATATAGCAGAACTTGAAAAGAGACTCATGGAGATGTATCCAGGTAGAGAGTTTATTTTGTCAACTCAAGCAAGATACAAATGGAAGTTAATAGCTTTGAGAGTTGAGCCTCCAGATGATGGAAGTGCAGAGGCTAGAGATGTTCAGGCTTGGGGTGAAGACTGGGAAGCAGCTGAGAAGATGCTTTTTACTATTTTAAACAATAAATCAAAGGAGCAATAATGGCAGAGATTAGTGAAAGAGGTCTTTGGATCAACAACAAAGGTGAGGAGGTTCACAAGGATTTGGTTCGACCAAATGAGCAGATAAGAGATGAACTTGTAGAGAAACTGTGTGAGCAGGCAAAAGAGTTATCAAAAACTCTTGCTGAGTTTAAGGGTCAAGCAGGCGATGACATAAAGAGTTATTTTAACTTACTGCTTCAAAACTATGGGCTTAATGAAAAGAAAAGAAGCAAAAAGGGAAATATGACTCTTGAGAACTTCTCAGGAACTGCAAAGGTGCAGGTGGCGATTGGCGAGACACTGAGCTTTGATGAGAAGCTTAATATTGCAAAGATGAAGATTGACGAGTACTTGACCGACATCACCAAAGACTCTGATCCAGTCATCAAGACTCTTGTAACCAAAGCTTTTGAGGTTGACAAGCAAGGGAAGATTGATGCTAAGAAAATCTTTGCTTTGAAAAGCTATGAGATAGCAGACCCAAGATGGCGTGAAGCTATGGAGATCATCGATGAGAGTAAGAAAGTATCTCATGTGAAGCCTTATATTAGATTTTACACAAGAGAGAGCATAGAGAAAGAATGGAAGATCATCCCACTTGATATAGCAGGAGTTGAAGCATGAGAGTAGTGGTTGTTATAGGTCATAGTCAAGAGAGTCAAGGAGCGGTAAACAGCTCCTATGATGTGAGTGAGTTTGTGTTTAATCAAAAAATTGCTCACGATATAGAGCATAACTTTTGGAAGCTCAATCCTGAAGATGAGATTGTTGTTGCTTATAGAGAGAACGGATACTCAAAGCTTCCAGGAGAGATAAACGAGCTTAATCCTGATCTTATCGTGAGTCTTCACTGCAACGCTTTTGATGCAAAAGCGAGCGGTTGCGAGATGCTCTACTATCACAAGAGCGAAAAAGGCAAAGAGATAGCAAGGATATTTCAAAACCACCTGGTGCAAAAGCTTGACAACAAAGACAGAGGCATCAAACCAAGAAGCACAGAGGATAGAGGCGGTTATCTGCTCAGATACACGAAAGCACCTTGCATCATCTGTGAGCCGTTTTTCATCGACAACGATGATGACTTCTTGAGAGCGGATGAGTGCTTTGTGGATGGAGACCTAACTCAATGGTACTGCGAAGCTATCAATAAATCACTTGAATATCTAAAAAATCAATGAACATAAAGCCCGTTTAAACACTGTTTAAATGGGCGTTTAAATAACACTTTTTAAAGCTTCTAAGACGGGAGCTTTAAAGATTGTTTTTTAGGAGTATAAATGCAAAAAAAGAACGGATTAGGTAAGCCAAACGCTAGGTTTTTAACAGATAGAGAAAAAAGGGAGCTTTCAAAGTTTTTTCGCTCAGCTCTTGAGGGCGGAAGATTGAGAGTTATACCTATAAAAAGAGTCAAAAATGCAAAGCAAGACTGAGAGCTTTATTGAGAGCATACTTAATACTGCCAGCGGTTTTGTGCTTTCTTTGTTTCTTGTGAACACGGTGCTACCGTTTTATGGTTTTGATGTGAAGCCAGGGCAGTCTTTAGAGATAGTGATGATTTTTACAGTTGCATCTGTATGTCGCAGCTATATCTGGAGGAGAGTGTTTAATAAAAAAGCATTGAAAGGAAAGAGATGAGTTTGTTTACAGTTCAGACCGGGGATGAGAAACTAGATCAAGCTTATAGCAGGATGTGTTCACATATCAGCTCACATGAGAGCTTTGACAGTTTTTATAGGTACTTCACTCAAATAGTTAAAACAGACGACCATGAGAAGCTCAATAAGTGGCTCTTAAAGGTTTTGTTTTGCGAGCTGAAGTACGGAAAGAGTGAAAAGAAACACGACTTTGATCTTATGATTGAAGCCTTAGAGTTGAGCGAGCCTGCAAAAGCAGAGCAGCTTAGACAGTGGCTTGAGCAGAACTTAGAAAAATTGAACATTAAAAGAGAGAGCTAAAGAATGAATGATGTATTTTTGTATCTGAACGAACTCAAGCTTCAAGATGAGCATTTTGATGAAGAGGTTGAGTTTTTGATTGATGACTTTTTACCAAAGAAGTTAATCACTATGTATTATGCTGATGGGGGCAACGGTAAGAGTTGGCTTGCTCAAGGCATAACAAAACACTTGCTTGATAAGGACAAGATTAAAAACCTTACTTACATAGACTTTGATAACCCAGTGAGCGTACTTAAAGAGAGGAATATCAATGATCTACTTATCAAAAAGTACAAGAAGCTTAACTATATACAGAGGTCAACTTTAAATATATCGCCCTTTGAGCTTCTTATGAAGCTTGAGGAGCACGCTTATAGCGGAGCGTATGATGACTGCGTGTTTATCATAGACAGCTTGAGAAATATAGTTGACATCATGCATGATGGAAAAGTTATGCGTGTGATGAATGCTTTAATGAATATGCGTGAAGCTGGAGCTACTATCATAATGCTGCATCACTCAAACAAGGACGGCAAGAATTATCAAGGCTCAAACAACATAAGAAACTCTATCGACTGTATGTATAGACTCAATAAAAGACCAAGCGGTGATGATGAGATCAACTTCTTGCTTGATGTGCAAAAAGAGCGTGCAGGGATAAACGATTGTGCCTTTTGTGTGAAGACTGAGAGTCTTGAGCTTAGAGAGATGGACTTTGATATCGCTTGCATGAATGAGTATGAGCTTGAGTTTGTAGAGAAAGTCAAGAAGTCACTGGCAATGAGAAAAGACGGCTTAAACAAAACAGAGCTGCTTGAAGCAACGGGGCATAAAAAAGATGACAAGACCGCAAGAGATACTCTTGATAAGTTCACTGACAAATTTTGGAAAGCTAAAAAACAAGGCAAGAGATATATCTATAGCTTAAACTAGGAGAGAAGATGAAATTGATTTACATAGACACTGAGACAACTGGGTTAACTCCAAGTATGCATGGCTTGACTGAGCTTGCTTTTATCTTGGTAGAAGATGGAGAGGTTAGACATAAAGAACTTATGCGTATTAATCCGTTGACATACAACAAAGAAGTTGATATCGAAGAGGAAGCTTTGAAAGTAACCGGAAAGGATATCGTAGAGATAAGCAACTATCCTGAGAGTTATACTCAGTTCAATAGGTTTATATCTTTGCTTGATGGTTTTGTGGATAAGTTTGACAAGAACGACAAACTTACGGTTACAGGATATAACATAGGGTTTGATATAGGTTTTATAAGAGATTGGTTTGAAGATAACGGATGCAGATATTATGGCTCATATTTTTCATACAAAGATATTGATGTGTTTGCTCTAGTGAAGCATTTAAAGCTTTTGGGTTTTATAGACACTCCAAGCGATAAGCTTGAGGTTGTATGTGAAGCCTTTGATGTTGAGCTTGATGCACACCAGGCAATGAGTGACATTGAGGCTACAAGAGAGCTTTATAAAAAGCTAGTTGGTAAGTTTTTACCAAGTGTTGATACAACTTGTACAACTTCTACAACTTGCAAGTTGTAAAGGTTGTAAAGGTTGTATGTACCTAAGCTACAACTTGGAGGTTTGAAATGACAAAGAGACAAAAAGAGCTGCAAAAGCATCTTATAAAAGTATGCCACACGCTAAAAGCAAATAAGTTCCCTGATGATGATACTAGAAAAGATTATCTGTATATGACCTATGGGGTTGAGAGCTTGAGTGATATGAATATCGACCAGCTTAAAGAGTTTGCTGTGTACCTTGGATATGGTAGAAAAAACAAGGCAAAGCCTGCAAATAAAGAGAAAGCTGAGGATGATGTATCAAAAGCAACACAAAGACAGATTGATACTATAGAGGGTATATGGTTTAGGATTGCAAGAGAGAAAACAGATTTTGCACTAAGAAACTATATCAACCGCATAGTTGGTTATAGACCTTTGTATTTGAGATTTTTGAGTCGAGACGAAGCTCAAAAAGTAATAAATGGATTGTTGCAGATGCAAAGGAGCTGGAATGAGAAAGGGCAGTAACTTCCGCCAAAGTCACTGCCAAGCTTGTCGTTTTAACCGTAGTTACCCAAGCCGTTCGCTAGAAATTATACCAAATTGGGGGTTAAAATGATAACTACCGTTGACATTTTTGAAGAGTTTTTTCAAAAAGTGAAGCAGAGTGAGTCTATCTCGGACATCTATAGAGAGTATGGCGGCAGTTCTATTTATGTCCCTTCTTATAAGTCTGTGTGTAGAAATGAAGATATTTTAAAGGACTACGATAAGGCGATCACTAGTGGTGAGACAAGCTCTCAAGCAATAAGACGAATAGCAAATGAATACGACTTGTCAGTGTCTCAAGTCTATGCCATAACAAAAGATGTTCGGGAACCGTCACTTTTTGACTAATTCCCGCCCATCGTTATATTTAAGGCTTCAATGCTTCAGCTTGAAGTTTTAATTATTGCGATAAAATTTTAAATGAGGAGTGCGTATGAATATGTTAACCGGTGGAGAGTGGAGTCAAAGCAGCTCTTATAGTGATAGAAGTATAGGGATGAGACATTGCAGTCCTAGTATGGACTTGAGCTTCTCTTTTAAAGAAGAGATGAAAACTTTGTTTGTTATATTGCTTATCGGTTTATTTTTGCCAATAATAGTAGCGTTTATAGCTATTGTGCTTTTAATAGACTATGCTGCAAGTGTTTACAAGAGAGCTAAGGGGTGCAAATGCAAAGACCAAAGATGATAATCATTGATGATTTCGGACCAGACATCGGTGAGCTACATTGTAAATGTGTTCCACCTTGCTTTATAGACAAAGAATCTGGGTTATTTTCTTGCAAATTTCAACCATCATCGATTGACAGCAAAAGCCATACGAAAGAAACTTTATATTTTATGAACTTATGGCTAGATCATTTCAATGAGATTGTCAAAAAGCTAAAACAAAAAGAAGATGACTAGATCATCTTCTTTACTTCTTTTTTTACTTCCTCAGTCTTTTTAGACTGCTCTTTCAATAAACTATTTAACTTCCCATCATAAGACTTTCCAGGATTATAATCAAACCCTTTGTCGGTAGAGCCTATCTTTCTTGATTTTGGAGTTATGCCAAGCCTTTTTGCTTTTGCTTCAGATATTGCATAAGCTAGACACCTGCACCCAAAACCATTACTTGGATAGAATGTATCCCAGAACGGATCATCTACATGTGCAACGATACCGTGCATGTTTGCATGAGATGGTCTTGTTTGTGAGTCAAGGATTGCAGAGTATCTTAAATATGGAAGATCATCTTTAGTAAGCTCATGCTTTTGCCATGCTCCAGCGTTCTTTGCTTGGTGCATATTTGTTTGATAGATGGTCTTGAGCCTAAAGTCTTGCCACCCTTTACTCTCCCAAAGCTCTTTAGTGCTTCTTTTCCACTCCTCATATCCCATACCCTCTTGAAGTGCATCTTTGATTGAGCCATAAGCAAACTCAAGCTCTTTTTGTTTTGATAGCTCAGCAACTGTGAAAGCCAAAGCTTTTGCTTTTTCAGATAGAGCTGCAAACTGCTCAGGAGTTACAAGAGATTTTTCCTTGAAATATTCAATAGCTTCTTGTGGAGTTATCTGACCAAAATCAAGCATCTTTTATGATCCCGTAAAGTTCAGATATTAAAATGGCTTGATATATTGTCTCCTGATCAAGTGTACTTAAGCCATCAAGCTCTTTTAAAACATCATCAAAACTCTTTGAAGAGTCAAGTATATCCATGAAGTTTGACTTTGACATGTTCACATTTTTTGTAAAGGACTCCACAAGCTTTTCAAACTCTAAAGCTTGATCTCTTGCTTTTTCCTCATCTTTATCCTCTGCTTTAAGACTGATTAAATGCTGTTTAAACGGTGCTTTATTGAGAAAAGAAGCGTTTGTGTTTTCGGTTGCATCTTCAACCTCTATATTGTAAGTCTTTTCAATATACTCTTTTTTAGGTCTGTAACCCATTTCAGAGATAGTCTTATCTCTAGTTGCAAGCTCTGTTTGAGGATCATCTTCGTCTTTGATTTGCACCCATAGATCATCTTTGATGTCATTTATCTCTTTGAAATAGTTTGTGGCTGTATTTAAAACATGCTCAAGTATCTTTTTGTCTGTGTTGGCAAGGTCTTCTCTGATGTCATTGTGAACGCTCGCTGCAGCATGTGAACCACCCTTGACATCGCCTGTTAGATTACCGCCTAAGATAACTCTGTTTATTTGGGTATCGCAGTAGTCTATAAGCTTATCAAAGTCACCCTTGCTGCCACTTGGGTGGATAAGCTCTATCTCTTCATCCGGATCAATCACTGCGGTGTCTCCACTTAGCATAGCGTTTATCTCTTCAGCTAGTCCATCGGCATCATCATCTGTCTTGCCTATCGTCCAAGGGCTTCCATACTTTTCAAGAAACCTTACCCAAAACTTCAAAGAAGCATTTTTGAGTTTTACCGGGAAGTAAAGTTTTGATATGGTTCCGTTGCCGTATGGTTTGTTGAACCTTTTGCGATATGTGGCTGTTATGATCTTATACTCTTGTATGTCGATGAGCTGACCATCAAGCATAAACTTAAGCTCATCATTTTTGTACTGAAAGCATCTGTAGTCTCTTTGCAGCAAGCTAGGAACATAAAGCCCGTCTTTAAGAGTCCAGTTGACCTCAAAAGTATTGAAGCCGTACATGTAAGTGTCTAGTATCTGTGATATCAATTCAGGTGTGAAAGCCTTTTCAAAGATATCTTTGTACTTTTCGTTTTCAGTTACGATGATGACCTCTTTTTTTTCAGTCACTGATTTTCTACTCTCATCGGCTTGCGATACAATTAGATCATCAAGTATCTTGTCAATATCCGCATCGCTTAAATTCCCTATGATAGGAGTTGCATCATAATCAAATAAAGTATCAATAAGAGCGTTGTTGTTTGCAACCACTGCTCTTCTTGTGTTGCTGTCTGCTTTGTTGGCTCTAAAGCCTTGTATTAATTTTTTAATCATCTATCCCTCCAGGTCTTTGTCTTTTGACTCTGTTTGATCTTCTTTTTTTATTGACTCTTTTTTTAGAGAGCTTTGAGATCATGTAAGCACCTTGAAGACTGTCCGGTGCATCATCGTTGTCCCCCTCTGGAAACTCCTCAAGCTGACTTATCAAAAGAGTGTGACTCTTGTGCATAAGTATCTCACCGTTTTCGATTGGCAGCTCTAGCTCCTCTATCCTTGTCTCTTTGTTTTGATAGTTATTTATGCCTTTTAGAGGCAAGTGTACTTTTGCATCAAAAGCAGCTTCAAGCAACCAACCTTTCAAGAAGAACTGACCACCGTTCGTCTCTACTCCTACAATTTTGCACTTGTAAAGCTTTTGAAAGTCAATCACTTTGTTTATGATCTTTCTTGCAGGCATAACTTCCACATGTGACTCAAGGACATAGCCTTTTCTTTGCTGCTTGTGTATTCCAAGAACCGTTATGGCTGTGTAGTCACTTTTCTTTTTATCTCCAGCTGGGTCAACCCACATGAAATATTGATCGCACTTTGGAGGAGTGCTATAGAAGTGCATCTTCTCTTTTTTGAACTTTTGAGCATCACTTAAAGGATTGTTCATCTGCTCTTTGTTGAATGCTTTTGGGTTCTCAGCTCTTATTTGCATAAGCTTATCTATAGGCAGAGCCTCTTTCCAAAGAACCTCTGCACCCTCGTCCATCTCTTTTTTGTTTTTATTGTAGTACCTATTAGCCTCACCGACTCCCATGTTTTTATATATAAAGCCGTACTCTTCCCACATATCCATACGCTTTGGAAAAGTGATGATTGATTGAAACTTTTTAGGGTTCCAAAACTGCAGCTTGAGCTTTCTTGAGAGTACCGAGTCTCTATGCAGTATGGTTCCTATGTAGATCACATCCATAGTTCTATCTGCAGAACCAAGGTTAAGCACCGCTTCATCAACCCAGTCTTCAAGCTTGTCTCTTTGGGCTTTGCTTCTTACATTGGTGTCGTTCTCAAGATCATCAAGAATTGCAAGGTCTGGTCTATACACACCAAACTTAACACCTCTTAGCCTCTTACCGCTACCAAAGGCTTTCATTTTTACTTTGTTTTTAGTGACAAACTCTCCCACTTTCCAAACTGGTCCGACTCCGCAAACATCAGGAAAATCTGCTCTTAGGTTTTCGTTGTCTTCAAGCTCAACCTTGATAGCTTCAAGGTTACCCTCTACAAGCTCAACCGCATCACTGATCTCTACGATAAAACGCTTTTTATTAAATACGATACACCACAAAGGAAAGAGCTGTGCCGTGTAGGTTGTTTTTGCGTGACCCCTTGGAGCTGCAATGGCGTGCTTCTCTCCATCATCTGACCAAGTAACCTGAGTAAACGCCTCTTCAAGGTGCTCATGCAGTTTGTTTTTACCCTCTATTGAGAAGTAGTGAGGGAAGTATGTGTGTGCGAAGTACTCGAAGTCGTGCTCTGCTCTTTGTGCTCTCTCGTCTCTTGTCTTTGGATCAAGAGTTGCATTTGAGAGAATTTGACCTCTTAGCTCAGACTTTAGATCGTCAAGCCAGGTGATAAAATCTTTTCTTGTGAGCTTCTTGATGGTCTTTTCGTCTTTACCCTGGGTCTCATAGCTGCTTCTTGTCTCTTCAAGAAACGCATCAAGCTCCTCTTTGCTAAACAACATCGATATTTCCTAAACCGTCAACAAACTCTTTATCTTCAAGCAGCTCGACAATCTTTTCAATGCATCTTTTATCAGAACTTTGTCTAAACTCTGAAACGATAAGCTGCACAACTCTTTTTGCTATTGCAAGCTTGTAACTTTCAGGGTCTTCGTAGGATGCAACTTTTTTCATCTTTGAAAAGCTGTCTCCTAGTTGCACCAGGGCACTTGCTTTTTCATTTGCTTTTAGGCTTGACTCCCTGATCTCTTTAACAGCAAGATACATCTCTTCGATAAAGTTTTGGTAGATGACTACTTTATCATCTCCTCTTTTATCAAGATATCCTGCAGCTCTTAGCTCATCCCAGTCACCGTCACCGCTTTTGTAGTTGTTTATTGTCTTTGGGCTTTTAGATAGTATTTGAGCTATCTTTGCGGTCTCAAAGCCTTTTAAATACAATTCTTTTGCTAAATCTTTTGTGTTGCTCTTAGCCATAGTGCTTCCTTAGTTGTGATTCTAATACATCAATAATGTCTTCTTTATCATTTTTGTTAATACCAAGAAAAGGTCTTGCATCCATGTGCTTGGTACCAAAATGAATGTGCTTTCCATAGTTTACGGTCGGACCAATCTTTACAAAACCTACTCCAGTCTCCCAGGTTACTTTTTTGAGTTGACCATAGATTTGAAGTATTTTTTTACCTTTGGTTTTTTTGGTCTCTTTTTTTCTTCTCTTCCAAGGGTTGCCTTGTGGATCAACCTCGTCCTCAAATCTCTCTATTGTATTTGAGGTTATAACTTGCCCGATGTTTTGCAGTGCTTTTTTTAAAGGAGCTTCACCAAGTAGCTTAAAGTCATTTAGCTTGTCTTGTATCTGCTCTAGTCCATAAACTCTAATTTGAAGCATTTAATCGACCTTTAAAGACCTGTTAAATCTAGCTTATCGCTATTATGCACAAAGCTTCTTTTTCTTTGAGTAGGTGCTTTTTTACTATCACTTGATGTGATATCAGTAGGTATCTTCTTTGCAGACATTTTTAAAAGCATAGACTCGGCTCGCTCTCTTGTGTCTTTTGTTGACTCTTTTGGAAAGCCTTGTCTTTTTTTTAGCTCAACAATCGTCAAGTCCGCAGCAATATCTCTAAGAAGTGGAGTCGGACTTGTAGGTATGATGATAAAAGAGCTGATAAAAGAGATTGCATCGCTTATACAATCATCAATAATGTTTTGATCTAGCTCACCTGATCCGTTAACATCACTTAGCTCAGTTAACTCTCTTTGAGATATCTCTTTTAGCAAATCTTCATTAGTTATCATAGTCCACCTTTGTAATAGCGTTTAAACACCGTTTAAAATCGCCGTAAATCATTTAAAATCTTTTTTTAGTATCTTTTATAGGGTACATATAGAAAAGGGCTTTTAAGCCCCTTTCTGTTCGTTTTTACGAATTGATATATTTTAGCTTGATTAAAGCACCTGGTCTTACACACACCGGAAGCGGTCTTGTCTCTGAAATGATAGAGTAGCCTTTTCCTTTTGGTAGTGGCTCTGGTGATGCAGAGAAAAACAGCTTTGGAGCTTTGTTTAAAGCTTGTGTATGGTTTGCTCTTCCGTAATAAAGCTTATATACATCCATGCTGTCAGGCGTAACGATTGCTTCATTGTCTGCAATAAAGCTCTTTACAACACCTTTTGAGTTTTTATGCTTTGCAGTATATGGGATGAACTTTTTACCGTAAACCTCAAGAACTCTTTTTTCATTCTCGTTGATCCATTTAGCTTGACCTTGCTCAAAAAGCTTTTCAGTCGTAGCTCTATCAGCAAGACCTGAGATGAAAGTTCTTGATGCAAGGATAGAGTAACCAACTTCAGTTCCAAGCTCTTCCACAAGTGCATCATCAATCTCGTTTAAACTTGTGATAATGCTTTTTGAAGCTTTGAACTCTTTTTGAGCAGCACCGCTTGAGAACTCAAATAGTGTGTTGCCTTTTCCGTCCATAACTTTACCAAATAGTGCACCGATACTCATGTACTCAATCGTAGTCATAAAAGAGTCTTTGTGCTCTTTTAACTTTTCACCTATCATTTGTGATAGTGCTTGAACTTTGTCTTCTTTGCCATCAAGTGCTTTAAGCTCATTGAGGTCAGATGCACTGATGATATCTTCGAGTGGGAACCTTGGTAAGGAAACTGTTAAGATATACTTATCAGTTGTGTCTTGGATTAGATGCTCTGCATTTTTAGAGACACTCTCTAAAATAATACCTGCACCTTTTTTGATTGGGATATCAACTGATGTTCCCATAACGCCTTTTCTTGATTTGAAATACTTATCAAAAGCGAACGATGGTGCCGTTTTTGTTTGGCCGATGATCTCCATCATCGCTGCAACTGTAAACAGTTTTAAGATCTCATTTTCATTCATTTTCTACTCCCTTATTTAGTGATGATTTTGTTGTCGAACAATTTGGCTCTTAGAGCATCCTCGAACCCGATAAGGTTTGCCTCAACTACTGTACCGCATACAAGCACTGCTGATGCACCCGTTGTTTCAAGTCTGTCAACTAAAACACCGTTTGCATTCCATAGACCTTTGTCCGTCCACTTTGTGTCGTCCGTTCCTGGCTCTACTGTGTTTGCATCAGCCTTGCTTTTCCAGATATGCCCTAGGTGATAAACAGTTTCACCCGTTGCAAACTCTCCAGCCTCCCATTGATCTTCTTGCAAGATATCCCAAGTTAGACCACCGTCTATGCTTGTTAGCAAAGTACCAATCTCTAAACTCTCGACACCAACTGGAACGATAACCGTCCCGTTTACTGCGATGACACTGTTTGCTACAACATCATCGTATCTGTTACCAAGTTTTACTAACATCTTCTCTCCTTAATTTAGTTTAAAGCCATTTTTACGACATCAAAACCGTTGTCGCTTCCGCCAGGCTCACCTTTGTTTGGATACATATTGTTTCCTGGAGCTTGTCTTGGCTCTTTTTGAAACTTCAAGAACTCCTCAAAACCTTCTAAGTCGGCTTTACAGTATTTGATAGCCCACGATCTTTGATCCCCAGTGATTTTGTTTGCCGAAATAGCTGCATCAACTTTTGTCTCAGCAAGCTGCTCTTTTAGTTTTTCAACTTCACTGGCTTCATTGTTTTGTGTAGAAGCGTTGCTTTGCTCCTCCTGGTTAGTTCCAGGGTTTTGTTCTTGCCCAGCATTATTTTCAGTTGTTGCAGGAGTTTGTGTAGTTTGCTCTTGCTCACCAGGTTGATTGTTTTCAGTCTCTTTTCCCATGTTTTCCTCCTTTTGGGTTTTTTTATTGGCATACACTTCGCCAAGCTCATCGAGAAACGGCGTGTTTGTTAGAGCTACGGAGTGAAGCGTTATGCCTGAATATGCGTTTGTCTCTTTGTCATAAGTCTCAAACACATACACTGGAGATACATATTTGTACTCACCTTTTTTGATATACTCGGCGGCTTTTTCCGTCCACTGCAGATATGCCATAAGCTTATCACCCTCAATCTCTAGCTTATGTACCCAACCAGCTGCGGGTGCCTCAGTTCCGTAAAGCGTTTGATGCTCATAGTCAATCACGATCAGCTCTTGCTTTGAGTTATCAAAGTTATCCTTGATTTGTTTCAAGTCTTCAAGGGTTATTTTAAAAGAGCCGCTAGGATGACCGTGCCACTCCCCTACAACTCCTACAACAATTACAACTTCATTTTCATTATCCCCCTTTTTGGTGTCCTTTAAAGGAAAGATACCTTTTCTACAAAGTATATTTTTCAAAACTCCTCCTCATCTATTAAGTCGATAGTCTCTTCATAAAGAACCGCTTTGAAGTTTCTTACATAGACACTCAGATAACCATGATCCGTGATGCCGTCAAAAATCTTCTTTGAAGCGATTAGTTTAATAGGAGAGCTATTTGTAAAGCTTCTATCAATCAAGCTTTTGTCTATCGCTTCCATAAAAGCAATAATTTCATGCCTACTCTTTTCTCTGTAGGTTTCGTGCTTGGAGGATGTTGTACCTACAATATATAGGTTCCACCTGCACTCTTTGGAGTAAGTATCAATATACTCGTCACCATCAAAGTCAATAAAAACTATAGGCTCACCCTTGACACAAGCTTCAAGCTCAGTGGGATTATCAAACTCACCAAGGTAAGAGCGAACCTCACCTATAGTTTTTAAATGGTCTTTTAACTCTGTTTCAAACTGATCAACCATGCAACTTCCAAATTTTTTCCGCCATTTTTACATTTATTAACGCCGACAATCTATAAAGGTTTTTTAGCAAATCTTTTTATAAAGGGCTTTTTGCAAGGGCTTTATAAAAAGAATTTGTATAAAAAATAAGAATAGATTTTAGAAAAGCTTATTGCGTAAACTGCTGCAAAAGTTTTTTAAAAGGTGGTGCTTATGAGCTGGTTTAAAAACCTCTTCAGCGATTCGGTTGGAAGTGTTATAGATAGCGTTGGGAATACTATAGATAAGGTTGTGACTTCCGATGAAGAGAGAGGAAAACTAAAAAATGAACTTGAGACAATCAGGTCTCAAAAAGAGCTGGAGCTGCAAAGCTTAGCAAATGATTACGAAAAAGAGGTGACTAAAAGATGGGTAAGTGACAATAAAAATGTTGTTGCATCTTTAGTAAGACCATTGTCAATCGTATATATGCTTGTGATTTTTTCTATTGCGATGCTGTTTGATGGAAATGTTGGAGAGTTTCAAATCAATGAAGCATATCTTCCTTTGATAGAGACTTTCCTAACAACCATGATCGTTGCTTACTTCGGTAGTAGAGGTATAGAGAAAATAAAAGGGATGACTAAGTAATGGAAACGCTAATGACATATATACCTCTTGCAAACTTCTTGCTTGTGTTTTTGATTATACCTACTGTTAAGCTGCTAAATGCTTCGCAAGCAGCAATCAGAAACCAACAAAAAGAGATTGAAGAGCTTAAAAAGATTGTCTCGCAGCAAGGCGAAGAGCTGAAGCTGCTTAGACTTTTGGTTATGAAGCACTTGCCTCCTGAGGATATCAAGCAATACATGATGGAGATAACAAAATGAATGCAGAGCTCATGAGAAGACTTGGAAACATTATACAGATAGGAACTATCTCTGAAGTGCAAGAAGAAAAGGCTCTTGCAAGAGTGACAATACTTGATAGAGTAACTGATTTTTTACCGGTAGTGATGTTTGGTAATACATTCTCAAAACACTTCAAACCTCAAAGAGTTGGAGAGCAGGTTTTGGTCATAGCTCCCTATGGAGAGACAAATGACGGGTTTATCTTAAGGGGTATTTTTAACCAGGACTGCAAAGAGCCAGTTCTTGCAAACGGCACGACAGAGGTTTTGGAATACGAAGACGGCACAGTTATTTTGTACGACACTAAAAACAAGCAGCTCTTTGTCAATGCAGTAGGTGATATCACTATTAAAGCAGGTGGAAATATCACTCTTGATGCCGGTGCTGAGATAATTGCTACCGGTAAGAACTTCAAGTGGACGGCTAAATGAAACCAATAACAAGAAAAGGTGATGCACTAGCAGGACATGGTTGCTGGGGAGATCACAATATAGCCGAGGGTGATCCTACTTTTTTAATCAATGGGATACCGGCTTCTTTTCTTGGTGCAGCTTCAACGGTTCACTGCTGCGGACCAGCTTGTCACTCTGGAGGAATGGCTGGGCAGAACCATTTTATCCTAAATGGTTTATCTGCTCAAAAGATAGGTGACCCGGTTGATTGTGGTTCAACTCAAATAGCAGGTGATCCAACCTTTCAAATTGAGTAGGAGTTTGTTTTGTATCAAATAGGTGTAGCAGAGTCAATTAAGAGAATTTTAGAGACACCTCTTGGCTCAAGAGTAATGCGTCCTGAATTTGGAAGCAGACTACCTGAGCTTATTGATAAAAGAATGGACGAGGAGTGGAAGCTTGACTTTATCAGATTTGCTGCTGAGGCAATAGACAAGTGGGAAAAAAGAGTCAAGCTTTCAAGAGTAGAGATATTGAAAGTGGAAAACCATAAGGTTTACTACAGATTGTATTTTAAAGATCATGGAGCTATAGATGGTGAATATTAAAGCACTACCGCAACCGCAAATCGTTGAGCAGATAGATTATGAGGTGTTGCTTGGTCAAAACATAGAGCTTGTTAAGAGAAAGTATCCTGCTTGGCAACCTCTTGAGTCTGATGACTGGATGCCTCTTATTGAGAGCTTTACTTACAAAGAGGTACTTTTAAGAGCAAGGATAAATGAGTCTATAAAAGCGATGCTTCTTGCTACCTCAAAGGGAAGTAATCTTGATAATCTAGTGGCTGGCTTAGATATAGAGAGACTTCCAGGAACTAATCCTTATGCAAGCTATGAGTTTGAGTTAAGCCGTGCAGCTGCATCTGATGTGATTATACCTGCAAATATCATTTTAAGCAGTGAAGACGGGGTGTTTAAAGGGCGTTTAAAAGAGACAATAACAGTGCCTGCAGGAGAGACAAAGATAATCGGAACGGTTGAACTTGATCTTAATATAGAGTACTCAGAGGCTAAGACTGAGATTATCACTTCACCTTTGCCTTATGTTCTTAAAGCAAAGAGTCTTGAGCCTTTTAATCATGGAAGCTTGCCTGAGAGTGATGATGAGCTTGTAGAGAGATATCTTTTGTCATTGAGAAGATTCTCTACTGCAGGAAGTGTTGGCAGCTACAAGTTTCATGCAATGAGTGCTGATGAGAGAGTCGATGATGTGAGCGTTGATAGTCCAAGCCCGGGTGTAGTTAATGTCTATCTTGCATCAAGTGACGGAGTTGACCAGGTGATGATTGATAGAGTCTTATCTGTTTTGAGTCATGAAAAGGTAAGACCGCTTACAGATACGGTTAATGTATCGGCTGCAAATATTATCACTATAAATATCAGTGCTGCTATAACTGTTTTTGATCTAGCTCAAGCAGCTGCTATTGAAAACTCTATCCGTTCAAACTTTCAAAGAAGATTTAAGATAGATCAAAACTTCACTATGTCTGACATCGTTAAGTCTTGTCATGTTGAGGGTGTTTATAAAGCTGTTATCAACACTCCAGAGGCTGATGTTGTGACAACCAAAGCAGATGTTATCACTATAAATGAAGTGACACTGAGCTTCGAGGAGTATTAAGATGAGTTTGCTTCCTGGTAACGAGTCAGAGCATTTAAAAGTCTTTGATGACATCTTTGAAAAATCAACCACTGCGGATGTAAGCGGAATAACAATCCTGCCACAAGATGCAAGAGCAGAGATACTTCCATACCTTGCACACATGTTTGATGTTGATATCTCAGGTCTTAGCCCCAGCGAACAAAGATCACTTATTCAAAATGCTATTGAGATACATAGATACGAGGGTACTTTATACGCCGTTAAGAAAGCTTTGTTGTCTGTTTTTTCTCAAGCTGAAATAATTGAGTGGTTTGATGTCGGAGGTGATCCTTATACTTTTGATGCAAAGGTAACGATAGGGACATCTCTTGACCAGATTTTTGATGCTAAGAAGTTTGAGAAGTGCAGAGAGCTTATCAATATGGCTAAAAATGAGCGTTCTCACTTTTTGAGTTTTTATGTTGAGCTTCCTAAAAGTAAAGGTCTTATCGGATGTGATACTGCTATGAACTGGAAGACTGAGACAAAGGGAGGTACGGCTTTAAGTAAAAAAAGCGACTGTCAAATCGGCTTCCAAAGTGGAGCTGCTTTTATAGACGGCTCACAAAAGAGCTGCTCTTTGTCAAAGAGTAGTTTATGCGACCTACAGTTGAGAAGTGGCAGCACTCACCGCTTCGATGCGAAAGCAAGCTGTAGTATCGCTAGAGAGAGTGCTTTACAAATCAACACGATAGGAGGAATTACATGGCGAATTTAACCGCCGTCCCTACACAGCAAGGGATAGGCATATTAAACACGGAGCTTAGAAACAGTGTTACTAAGTTTGTTCTTATAGGTGCGACAAACTATACAGATGCAAACCTTGACACTCTTCTTGGCGATACGGAGGTAATAACATACGCTGATATTCAGGGGCATGTTTTTTATCACGGCACTGTAGAGAGTGCATATTTTGATGATGACGGAGTGCTTACTTTTGAGCTGCTTCTACCTCTTGAGGATGATCTTCAAAAATACACTTATGCAGTTGGGCTTGTAAGTGAGAGCAATGAGCTTGTGAGTATCACTCCAACTCCAAAGATAGTTTTAATCTCTGGTGTGGGTGGTACTTTTGTTGTAAAAGTATCTGTCAAAGGTAGCCCTGGAGAGATAGTTTTTAAAAACAGTGAGTATGTGACTCCAGCTGAGTTGCAGAACCACAAAGAGAATGTTTTAAGACCGGTCGTTGCAAACGCAACCAACTATTTTGATCTAACAGACAAACTTATAGAAAAAGGAGTAATTGATGTTAACAACTGAAGAGCTTAATATAGCTATAGAGGAGCTTCTTGTTAAGGCAAGAAGTGTTTTTGATAAGTACGATGGAGCTTTTGCTGCTATTGGTGCTCAAAAAGACGGTGCGGTGAGTGAGTTAAATACATTGCACACGCAGTTGATGGATGACTTGCAAGCTTTGGCAAACGGTGTCGGTCTTGAACATGAGTGGGACGGTACATCTGTAAGGTTTAAACAAAATGATGGAGCTTGGGGAAGCTGGGTAAATCTTCAAGCACCTTCAAGTTTTGATTATGAAGCTAAAGGCATACCTACAGAGACGATAAACCCTATAAGTGCTGATGCAAAATGGCTTGACTTAAGAACTGCAGAGATATTTGTTTGTACGGACAATACTACGGACAAGAACGCTTGGGTTGGAAGCAATGGGACTATCATTGGAACAATTAAGCCACCTGAAGCTGGACAAGCAGGCTTCCCTAACGGTGTTGCACCTAGTTTCTTGGTTGAGATGTATGGACTGTCTCCTCTTGAGGGCTTCACAGACCCAACACATGAAAACTACGGTAATTATAAAGATGCTAGCGGTTCTATAATGGTTTATAGACCTAAAAGATATGTAAAAAAATCACATGATGTTAATGAGCCATATTTTGGTACAAGAATAGATGTCAGCGATACGCAACAAGTGGGTTATAGCTTGCCTAGATGTTTCATTAATAATGGAGTTGAGATACCAGGTGTTTTTGTTGATAAGTTCCATCTTGGTAAAGAGGGGGCAGTTGGAGTCTCAAAAAGAAATCTTGACCCGGTAAGCACAAATACTGCACACAATCCTATTAGTGCTCTAACTGCAAACTCTCAAGCACCAGCAAATCGGTATGATGGCATGTATGCTGCTGTTAAGACAAGAGGTGATGATTATTCTCTTGAATCAATATTTTTGTTTACATTTATGGCAGATATGGCTGATGCACACTACCAAGCGTGTTTTAGAGCTGGAGATTTTTCAAGTTGTGCATGGGCTGATGTTGCACCGTACCAACCAAAAGGTTGTAACAACGATGCACTTGCAGACAATGATGATGCATCTGTTACATACACTGGCTCTGGGTATAGCAACTGTGGATTAACAGGTGGAGTACCTGATGCTGTGTTTGCAAAGATATGCGATAACGGTCAAAAGTGTGGTGTGGCTGACCTTAACGGTAACATGTGGGAGGTTGTGGCTGGATATATTACTGATGCTTCAGGAAACTACTTTGTACTTAAAGAGAGTGTGGATATCAAGAGCTTAACTGCAAGTGCCGCTTATGATACTGCGAACTATGATGCGATCACTATTCCGCTTACACTTGATAACACGCAAGTAGCCTTTGGAAATGGAACAAATCAGTTCTTTAGCGGTAGCACGGATAGAAACTCTGATGCATACAAGCTTGATAATATTGGTCTGCCTATGGCTGATACCGCAGTGAGCTCGGCTGGTACTGCCAGATATGGTCAGGATGGTTTTTGGAGATATCAGACTGCATCAATGTGTCCGATTGCCGGCGGTTATTGGGACAACGCTGCTCTTTCCGGTGTTCGCGCTCGGAATTTGAACGGCACTCGCGCGTATTCGAGCGCGGGTGTGGGTGGGCGTGCCTGCCTGATTCCTTCAGTAGCAGGGTGATAACCCTGCGATAAATAAGGAATAAAAGGGAAAGTATGACAATTAGTGCTGAGACAACTTTTGTAAGAAAGTATATAGACTTTTTGAAGCAGCTTAACATGTACCTCAATCACTTCCCAAGACATGAGAAGTATGCTCTTGCTCAAGCAATTAGACAAGATGCGTACCGTGTCTTTGACTTGATGGTTGAAGGTCAAAAGAAGTACTACAAAAAGACAAGTTTGACTGAGCTAGATATCACTTTTGAGCAGCTCAAGTCTAAGCTTTTATTGGCGTACCATCTTGGATATTTTCAGTTCAAGGATGGGAAAACAGATAGCAAAAACCCTACCACGATGAGTGAGAAAAGGTTTGCCGTTCTCTCAAGAATGGCTGATGAGCTCGGTCGCATGATTGGCGGCTGGATAAAGAAAGTCAAAGAAGATAAGAAATGGTAGTACTATCAGGCATCATACGATCATGTCTGTGTCCGATTGCCGGCGGTAATTGGAACAACGCTGCTCTTTCCGGTGTTCGCACTCGGAATTTGAACAACACTCGCACGAATTCGAACACGAATGTGGGTGGGCGTGACTGTGACTTTACTTCCTCGCAGCTTAACAGCTTGTGGAGTGACAGGGATATGGTGTCTGGCTTTTTAGCGAAATATTTTAAAACCTCGATTGTGGTAGGCGATAAAGCCGAAGCTCTAAAGGAACTGTGTTTGAAGCGGCGTGGAAATTTATATGAAGAGATCATAAGTAGTGAAAATATGTTTCAGGCTTTTAAAGATGTAAAAAGCAGCAAGAGAAACAATAAGACCGTTTATGAGTTTGAGTTGAATTTTGGCAGAGAGATGGGTAACTTGCTCCTGGAGCTACAAAAAGGAACCTATAAGCCAAAGCCGTACAATAAGTTTTATGTGTATGAGCCTAAAAAGCGTGTTATATACGCTCCGGCTTTTAGAGATACAGTTGTGCAGCATGCTCTTTATAGGGTTGTATATCCTATATTTGAAAGAACATTTATCACTCAATCTCATGGTTGCAGGAGAGATCATGGTTGTCATAGTGCAAGCGATTATCTCTTAAAAAAGATGAGAGCTTGTGACGGTGAGGAGTACTTCCTCCAGCTAGACATAAAGAAGTATTTTTACTCTTTTGATAGATCAGTCTTAAGAAAGCTTCTTGAGAGAAAGATCAAAGACAAAAGAGTGGTTGATCTTCTTATGATGTTTGCAGATTTTGAGGGAGACAGAGGCGTTCCTATAGGAAACCTTTTGTCTCAACTCTACGGTCTTATATATCTTAATCCGCTTGACCACTATGTGAAGCGAACCCTCAAGGTTAAGAACTATGTGAGATATGTTGATGATTTTGTGCTGATTGGTCTGAGCCAGAGCCAAGCAAATTTGTATCTTGAGCAGATTAAACTCTTTTTGAAAAATGAACTTGGGCTTGAGCTTTCAAAGGCGACCAGGGCAAAGATCAAAAAGGGAATAAACTTTGTCGGGTATCGAACCTGGCAGAGTCATCGGCTTGTTAGAAAGTATGCGGTTCATAAGTTTAGAAGAGCTTGTGTGAGAGGAAAGGTTGAGTCTGTGGTGAGCATGATCGGTCATGCAAAAGATACGCAGACTATACCTCACTACAAACAGATTTTAAAGGAGTTTGGTATGACTGAAAAATTACCTAAAAAACTACAAAGGAGTATGGTATGAGCAAGAGATACTATAGGTTCAACGACCTAAAAACAGATGATGCGGTTCTTAGCCTTGTCTTTCACAATATAGACAATGAAAAGATAAAAGTTTACAAAACTGATGATGAAAAGGTGTGCTCTATCGATGCAGATACTGCAGAACATGACACTTGGCTTGCAGCTCAGCTTGTAGATATGAACGAGATTACTTTTGATGAGTTCTTTGTTTTAAGAGCACAGAGTAAAGCTTGGCAGCTTGAGTGGCAGTTCACAAAAGAGCTGAGACAAAAAGAGCTTGATGATGCGGCGGTCGCAGTCAATACGATTGAGTACGATGCGAACGAGAGTGCGATGAATAGAGTTGATAGGATTTTGACTCTTGCAGGCTGGAAATTTAATCAGGCTTTGGCTGCTGGAGCAACTGCTGCGGAAGCTTATGAGTCGGTTTACAAGATAACGGTGCCTTGGAAAGGCAGAGACAACGAGTTCCATGATGTGCAGATTGAGAGCTTAGCAAAAGCTCAAGAAGCTGCAATAAACAACATGAGAGTTGTTTGGGAGAAGTACGAATGATAGTCGCATTTTACAAGGTTGACCATAGCGGTGCGACACTTGTTGATAAAGCTATCGCATGGTGGACTAGCGGTTTTAAAGCTAAGTTTAACGGTGAGTGGAAAAAGAGCTACTCTCATACTGAGATTGTTTTTTCAGATGGGGTTATGATCTCATGCTCTCCAAGAGAGGGAGAGGTTAGAGCCAAAAAACACACTGAGAATAAAGCTCACTGGGATTACTTGGATTTAAGCGGTCTTGATGAAGAGACGGCTCGTGCTTTTGCTGACACTCAAGTCGGTAAAAAGTATGACTGGCTTGGAGTTGCTGGTTTTGTGATAGGTGTAAGAGAAAACGAAAAAAGATGGTTTTGCTCGGAGCTTAGCACTAGAGTACTTCAAATAGGTGGGTGCATCAAGCTTGGAGATATCACTCCAGCTAGAGTAAGCCCTAATAGACTCTATAAACTTTTAAAAAGGAGATAACATGGCATCAAATTACGGTGTAAATACTATAACTACGGTAAACGCAGCTAGACCTATCAGGATAAACTCTTCGACTCCTATCGGTATCGCTGCATCTGTTTTGCTTGACGCAAATGTGGAAGCGGAGGCGGCAATCTTAGAGAAGCTAAATGCTGATGATGGAATGCTTTATTATGGAAGTCCTGATGAGGCTCTTGAAGATTTTAAAGAAAATCTTGGGACTGTTAGAAACGCTCTTGATGGTATTGCTGATCAAAATGTAAACGCACCGGTTGTGCTTTCATTGGTTCAGATTGACCAGACTCAATACGATGCAGGGGCTCCAGAGGATACTTACGGCGACCCAGCTGTTAAGAGTGCGGTCATCACTGCCGTTGGGAACTTGAGAAAATCGGGTGCTAAGTTTGGGGTAAAACCTAATCTTATTATTGCACCGTTCTTTTCACATGATCTTGACATCAATGCTGAGATGAAGTCGGTTGCTGATGCATTGCTTGCTACGGGTATCGTTGACTTGAACGCTGTGGATGAAGCTGATGTAAACACTCAGGTTGATAATTACGGTACTAGAAGATTGCTTCTTTGTGATCCTTATGTGAAAGTGTGGGACACGGTTGCAGATGCAGCAGCTTATGAGCCGTCTTCAGCAAGAATCGCAGGAATGATCGCAAGAACTGACAGTGAGGTTGAGTACGGTTGGGCGGACTCATTTTCAAACAGAGTTGTAAACGGTATCAGTGGCTCTAAAAGAGATATTGAGTTTACTCCAGGGCAAGAGTGTGAAGCGGACAGACTTAGAACTAAAGCTGTTACTACTCTTATCAGATACAACGGTTTCAGAGCTTGGGGTGGAGAGACAACTGATATTGATCCTATCTGGCAAGACCTTACAAGAGTGAGAGTTTTTGACCGTGTGTGTGAAGCTGCTCTTGATGGATTGTTTTGGGCTATCGATAGAAGAGCTGATATCTTGAAGTCTGCTAAAGACTCGGTTGAGCAGATGCTGCTTGCTTTGAAAGGTTCATCTGTGCTGCTTGGTTTCAATGTGTACTGGGACCCGGAAAAAAACACAAGAGCGAACATCACTGCAGGTAAGTTCTACATGGTCGCAGAGATGCAAAACATGCCAATAGTCAAAAGGCTAGAGGTGAACTTCAGCTATGTTGACAAATATGCTGATGTTTTAATTAAGCAAATTTCATAATAGGAGTTAAGTATGGCTGATGTAAGAAAATCACAAACAATCAACGGAGCAACTCTTTTCGTTGAGGGTCTTGGGTTTATAGGTACAACCTCTGAGGTTGAGTTGCCGGCGATTGAGTTTGAGACTTTTGAGGGGAACGGCGGTGTTTATAAAAGAGAGATAAACACTGCAATGCTTAAAGCTCTGACTACAAAGATGAAGCTGAGTGAGTATAACAAGGTTCTTTATGAGTCTATGGCTAAGCACTTCACTAAAGAGACTCAAATCTATGTGAAGTGGAATGTTAGTGGCAAAAAAGGGAACTTCTCTCATGTGGCTACATTTAGAGGAGAGATCAAGAAGTTTACTCCTCCAAAGGTCGAGTACGGAAAAGAGATCGGTGTTGAGCTTGAGCTTGCAAACTCATTTTATAAGCTAGAGGAAGATGGAAACACTAGAGTTTTAATCGACCTTGATGCTTATGTGTGTGAGATTGACGGTGTGGATGTTTGGCAAGAGCTTAGAGAAAATATTTTATAAGGAGTGAAGCGTGGAAAAAGTACAGATCAACGGAAAAGATGTAGAGGTAAGAGAGCCAAAAGTTAGAGACCTAAGAGCGGTCTCTCAGTATCAAAGCGAGGAAGATAAAGAGGTTCATTTAATCTCTAATATCACTGGACTTACTACTGATGAGATTGATGATCTATCAATCAAAGAGTATAGAAAGCTCCAGGAGAAGCTGCAAGGTTTTTTATCATAATCCCTTGGAGGGATGTAGTCTCTGGCATATCTAAGCTGGGGGCTGCTTTCAACCAGGGATATGGTGAGTGTCTTGAGATGCCTATAAGCGATTTTATAACTTTAAACGCTGAGGCTAATGAGTTAAACAGTAAATAAAGGGTCTTTAAAGACCCTTTGTTGGCTGTTTAAAGAGGAGTTAAAATGGATAAAATTAAATTTGGTATAGAGATTGGGGCAACGGTTTCATCTTCTTTAAAATCTTCTATTGGTGCTGCTTACAAAAGCATAGATGGTTTAAAAGATAAAGTTAATCTTTTAAATACTCAAAGAGTAAGCCTTAGAAAGATTAATACTGAGTCTTCAAAAGCTGAATTAAAAAAAGTAAACAAGCAGCTGCTCCAGCTAAAAAAAGATGCAATTATCAAAATAAAGCTTGAAGCTAAAAAGCAGGAGCTGCTAGATCAAAAAAATGCAATACTTGGACTTCTTGGTTCAGCGATGGTTATATCTGCTCCGATATCAGCTCGGTTAAATGTTGAAAAAGCTCAAGGAGATATAGCATCACTTGGTATAGATGAAAAAGGCATAGGACTCATAACTGAAGCTGGTAGAAAATTTAGCAATGAGTTTGCAGGTACCACAACTCCAGATTTTATCAGAGCAAGTTATGACATTAAAAGTGGTATAGCTTCTCTTACTGATGAGGGAGTGGCACAGTTCACAAGGCTTTCAGCTATGACTGCAACTGCCACAAAAGCAACTACTGCAGAGATGACAAAGCTTTTCGCTCTTGGTCATGGAATATATAGAGATCAGTTTGATAGCGACTTTGAGTTTGGAGAGAAGTTTAGTAGTGCGATATCTGCATCGGTGCAGGCTTTTAGAACTGACGGTGCTGATTTAAGTGCCGGATTAAGTACACTTGGTGCAACTGCAACCAAGATGGGCGTAAGTCTTGCAGAGCAGTTGTCAATCTTGGGTAACTCAAAAGGTGCATTTAATAGCTCATCTGAAGCAGCTACATCTTACAGGGCTTTTTTAAATGGAGTCGGAAAGGCTCAAGAGAAACTTGGATTGCAGTTCACTGACTCAGAGGGAAAAATGCTTCCTATGACTCAGATACTTCAAAAGCTACAAGATGAGTTTGGGGACTTATCTAAAGTAGAAACTATGGATGAGATTACAAAAGCGTTTGGAAGTACTGAAGCAACAAAGATGATAACTGCTCTTATTGATAAAAACAAAGAGCTTGAGCAGAGTCAAAAAGATATCTCAAAAGCTATGGAAGAGGGAACAACACTTACTCAAAAGATGGCTGAAGCAAGACAGAGCGGAAGAGGCTTTGAGCTACTTGGTCAGCAGATCGGAAACCTTGGTGCGAGCATAGGTAAGATATTTATGCCTGCAGCCGCTCTTTTGGCTTCAACTATCGGAGTTGTTGTCACTGGTCTTGATGCTTTTATAAATGAGTTCCCGGTTATAAGTTCAGTTGTTGGTGGTGTAGCTCTTGGAATATTTGGTCTTGTAGCTGCTATTAAAATTGCAACTATATCGAAGACTTTGTTTCAGATGGCAACTATTACTTTAAGAGGAAGCTTGCTTGCTCAAGTACCTCTGTTAAATACATTAAGATTGTCTTTTAATAGATTGAGTCTTGCAAAGATTAGAACGACAATTCAGACTACAGCAATGACTGCTAAGAACTGGATTGCACTTGCATCTCAAAAAGCTCTAAGTGCTGGCTCTTTGGTTCTTGGAACATCTCTTAAAGTTCTTGGTGCTGCGGTCGGTTTTGTGGGTAAAACCTTTGTGTGGCTTGGTAGAGCTTTGATGGCAAATCCTATAGGGTTGATTATAGGGGTTATTGCCGGGGGAGCTTATTTGATCTATTCATATTGGGAGCCAATAAAAGGCTTCTTTGGCGGCTTATGGGATAGTGTTAAGTCTATCTTTAACGGTGCTTGGGATGGTATTAAAAAGGCTTTTTCATTTACTCCTATAGGTATGCTTGTGGGAGCATGGGAGCCAATAAAAGGCTTCTTTGGTGGACTATGGAATGGAGTGAGTTCTATCTTTAGTGGTGCTTGGGATGGTATTAAAAAAGGTTTATCTTTCACTCCTCTTGGTCTTATACTTAGCAACTGGGAGCCAATAAAGCAATACTTCCTTGATTTATGGGATGGATTAGTTGGAGGCTTTTTAAAGACCTTTGAAAAGATAGGAAATGTCTGGAGTGATGTAAAGAGCTTCTTTGGTTTTGGAGGAGATGAAGAGAAAAAAGATATCTCTCTTGGGTCAACCAAAAAAGAGGAGTACTTCAAAGATACTCAGCTCAAAGAGGTCTATAAGCCAGCAGATATAAAACCGGTAAACAATAGGAGCTTCACAACCGTTGAAAACAAAAAGACAGTTGAAAGCAGCACTCCAGGAACTGCATACAAAGAGTCTGTGGCTAAAAAACCAAAAGAGCCATCAAAGGTAAAACAAACAGCTGCTGCGGTGATGATAGGAAGTTCACTTGTGTCGGTTCCTGCAACACCAGGTGAAGCAGCTACAGTTCAACCAAAAGCAAAAACAGAGATGGTGAGCCAAAACAAGACCGTGAGCTCTCCAGCAAGCTATACGGTTCAAGTTACCTTTACGGGCGATATCGTTGTGCAGAGCAAAGATGGAAAAGTTGTGGAGTCTGGTCAGCTTAAGGATAACATCGAAGAGCAAGTGAGAGTTGCTCTTGCAAGACTTAATGATGAAAAGAAAAACAGATCATTTGAAGACGAGGTGATTTAATGTATTACTTGATGATAGGAGAGTTCAAGTTTGAACTTAAAAAAGAGCAGCTTGATGAGCTTGGGTATAACCTTGAGCTTGGTTGGAAAAAGGTTGATAGGATAGGAAATAATCCTGCTTATCAATCTGTTAATGCATATACTGAGACACTTGATCTAAGAGCCACGCTTGTACTTAAAAAGCAAGACACGCTTGATGATCTCATAGAAGCATCAAAGCAAAAGCAACCGCTTTTTATGGTTATGGGATACGGTGAGATCATAGGCAAGGTGCTTGTGTCAAATATAAAGACAACAAAAAGAGACTTTGTGAAAAACGGAAAGGCTGTTAAAAAAGAGGTTTCAATTACATTATTGAGGTATTACGATGAATAGATATGTTGCAAAAGATGGAGAGAGGCTGGATCAGGTTGTCTATGCTAACTATAAGAGCTTAGATGTTTTTAACTCGATAATGGAGTTTAATAAGCATCTTCAGGATAAACCTATACTCAGTGCCGGTGATGTTGTCTATCTTCCAGAGATAGAAGTTAAAACAAAAATCAAGGAGCTTAAGTCGTTATGGAACTAGAGCCTATATTTGAGATGCATGCAAACGGAGCTGATGTTACCCAGCAGCTTATGAAAAACAATGCAACTATACAGTTCAAGGACGAAGACGGAAGCGTAAGCGATGAACTGACCATAAAGATATATGGTGATTTTGCTAGACCTAAGTACCAGGATGAACTGAAGCTTTGGCTTGGATACAAAGAGAGCGGTCTTTTTTACTGCGGTACTTTTAAGGTTCAGACTACAGAGAGGCTTGATGGATATCTGCTTAATATCACCGCAACTGGAGCTGACTTTAGTGAGTCTTTGAAGCAAAAGAAAAACAAGAGCTTTGAGAACATGAGCATAAAAGAGATATGCAAGATGATCTCAGCTGAGCATGGCTTGAGCTTGAAGAGTGACTTTGAAGATATCTTTATCATACATCAAGCACAAAACAACGAAAGTGATCTTCACTTCTTGAAAAGACTTGCAGGTGAGTTCAACGCTATTTTTAGCATAAAAAACAACACTCTTGTGTTTTTAAAAAAGAAAAAAGACGGACAAAAAAGTGATGAGCTCCCAGAGATAACAGTTGATGCAAAAAAGGTGTCTAACCTTTCGATTAAGCACTCAAATAAGCTTTTGTATAACAGCTGTAAAGCAGTGTGGCACGACACTAAGCAAAACAAAGTAAAAGAGATCATTGCCGGGAGCGGTTCACCACAACTGCTTCTTGAGGGAAGATTTAAAAATGAAGCAGAGGCAAAGATAAAAGCAACTGCAAAGCTTGAGAAAGCAAATCAGGGGATCAAAAGCGGTTCATTTAAGTCCGCTGGTCTTCAAGTATATGCAGGCAGCAAGCTTAACTTAATCAATACTATAGGAGGTGAAGATGATGAGAGCTTCATCATTAAAAGCGTTAATCATTCGTTTAATGAAAGCGGATGGACTACATCTGTAGAGTTTGAAAATTAGAGTTAAGTAAGCAACCACCTCCTCACTCCTCATGGTTGCTTACTTTTATATCGGCTATTGCCTTAATAATTTTACATCGAGGAGTACTTAAAATGCAAAAAAATCAATTTACATGTAAACCACTTAAAGCACCGCTTGGGTGGATAGGTGGAAAATCCAAGCTATCAAAAGACATAGTTGCTGTAATGCCTGAGCATAGATTATATATAGAGGTATTTGGAGGGGCTTTAAATGTTCTATACGCAAAACCAAAGCCACTATCAAGTAAGCAAGCAGAGGTTGTGAACGACATCAACGGCGACCTTATTAATCTTCATAGGATCATACAAACTAGACCGCAGACACTATCGTTTTATCTTAATAATATGCTTATAAGCAGGACTGTATTTGAACGGATAAAAAGAGGTCACTGGAAGCCAAGAAACAAGATAGAAAGAGCAGCTTATTACTACTACCAGCTAACTCAAAGCTTTGGCTCAAAAGGTGATAACTTTGCCATGTCAGCTAAAAGCCGTAAACCTAAGAATATATACAAGAACTTCAAGACCTGGTCTGACAGATTAAAGATGGTAACTATAGAGAATATGAGTTTTGAGAAGCTTATACAGACTTATGACAAAGAAGATGCTTTCTTTTATTGTGACCCACCGTATGTGAGCACTGAGTCTTATTATAAAAACACTGGAGGCTTTGGTCGCAAAGAGCATGAACTCTTAGCAGAGCTTCTATCTAAGGTAAAAGGTAAGTTCTTGGTTTCATACAATGACTGTGAGCTTGTAAGAGAGCTATATAAAGACTTCGATATAGTAAATACAAAAGAGATCGATTACACACTTAGAGCTAATGCGACCGGAGTCAAAAAGAGTGTTTCGGAAGTGTTTATAAAGAACTATTAAACAGCATTTAAACACCGTTTAATTTTGCACATAAAATGAAAGTATCTAACCCGTTTTAAAGGTTGGACTTTCATTTTAAATACAAAAGACTTTCATTTTAAAAACCGTTTTACATAT